CAGCTTAACTGAAGAAGCTGTAGAAGATAACTTGTATGATACATTATCAGCTCGTTACACAAAGGCTTTAGCTCGCGCTATGGCTTATACAAAACAAGTTAAGGCTGCTGCAGTTCTTAATAATGGTTTCAATAACGGCGGCTCTTATGATGGTGGCGACGGTGTATCATTATTTAACACAGCTCACCCACTTGTTTCAGGCGGCACAAACAGCAACACTCAATCAACTCCAACAGACTTGAACGAAACAGCACTTGAAAATGCAGTTATTCAAATCGCAGCTTGGACAGATGAGCGTGGTCTTTTAATCGCTGCTCAACCTCGTAAATTAGTTGTTCCACCAGGTAATCAATTCGTTGCAACTCGCTTGCTCGAAACTGAATTACGTGTGTCAACAGCTGATAACGACATCAACGCGATTAAGAACAATGGTTCTATCCCAGAAGGTTACACAATTAACCACTTCTTGACAGATCCAGATGCTTACTTCTTAACAACTGATGTACCTAACGGCATGAAACACTTTGTTCGTACACCGTTATCAACATCTATGGATGGCGACTTCGACACAGGTAACGTACGTTACAAAGCTCGTGAGCGTTATTCATTTGGTTGGTCAGATCCTCTCGGTATGTGGGGTTCACCAGGCGCTGCTTAATAGCATACTTGGTTCATACTAGATTAACCCAGCTTCGGCTGGGTTTTTCTTTAGCTGTCATTCATGGTTTTCTGCAATTAATAAATAAAATATAAGAGTAATATGTAGCCATACACACGGTGTGTATAAAATTTTTAGGAGAAATATTATGTGGACAAAACCAGCAGCAACAGAAATGAGATTTGGCTTTGAAGTAACTATGTACGTGTTAAATAAATAATAGTATAATGGTTGGACTAGGGAGTACTTAGTGCTCCCTTTTCTTTTAGGAGCCGTTATGCCATATAAAAATGAAGTAACACGTAAAGCCTACATGAAAGAGTACCATGCAAAGTGGTATGAAAAACACAAAGAAAAACGCCTTAAACAAATAGCAGAATACGTATCAAATAAACCAAAAGAATGGATACAAGCCAAAGGTCGCAGACACCATTTAAAACGACGATACAATATTACTCAACAAGAATATGATACTAAGTTAGCAAGTCAAGATTATAAATGTGCCATATGTGGTAAAGATGCCTCAGACAACAAAAGAGGGAAGAGAATAGATCCTTTGCATGTAGATCATTGTCACGAAACAAATAAACTTAGAGACCTTTTATGCCACTCCTGCAATTCAGGTTTAGGACAATTCAAAGATAATATAGAAACCCTTCAAAAAGCCATAGATTACCTACACAAACACATGATATAATACTTGCAAATACTGCAAAATGTAGTATTATTTGGGAATCCGGGTTACCCGGTTTATTAGACTGTCCCGGCAGACGCATATAAGACTAATAAATCTAACTTTATATGAAGGAAAAATATTATGGCATTTACTACATTCTCAGGCCCAGTCCGATCAAACGCTGGCTTCGCTCAACCTATTCAATACATTACAGCAGCTAGTGGTTCAACAGTCGATATCGACGCAGGTGCTCAAGTTGTTATTCTTTCACCAGCAGATGGTGGCCCAGCAGCTACAATCGATCTACGTTTACCTTTAGTTCAAACTACAAACGGTGGTCCATTTACTATTACTAATGCTGACCCAAGATACGCGGGTGTTCGCGGTTCTATTTTAAACTACGGAGGTGTAGTTCATCACCTTATTGGTACATCAGGCCAACCAGTTAATCAAAATGCTGCTGGTGCTGTTATCGCTGCAGGCACTGCTGTTCAGTTTGCAGGTAATGGTAACCCAGCTGCTCCTTGGGCTGCTGTAGAATCAGACCTTTGTGCTAACGTATAATTAATCACGAGGGGCTTCGGCCCCTTACTAAAATTTAAGGAGATTAATTATGATGCAATATGATGTAAACGCAGCGGCGCTAACTGATACAGGCTCGATAGCTTATCCAGCTCGATTAAAAGGATTAGTTATTTCCTACACAGCAGGCACAGGTTCAGTCGTATTAAAAGACGGTGGTTCAGGCGGTCCAACTAAGTTTTCATTTACTGCTCCTGCTACAACTAACGGCGCTATTAATATTGTTATACCAGGTGAAGGTATTAGATTCGCAACATCTATCTATGCTTCAATCACTGGTGCAACTGTAACCGTATTCTATGGCTAAAAAAGGCGTATCGTTAGCAGTCGGACGTGGTGAGAAGCTCCCTGTGTCTAAAGGCGCAGGTCTTACCGCTAAAGGTCGTGCTAAATATAATGCAGCTACAGGCTCAAACTTAAAGGCGCCACAACCACAAGGTGGACCTCGTAAGAGATCATTTTGTGCAAGAATGTCTGGTATGCCTGGTCCTATGAAAGATGAAAAAGGTAGACCTACACGCAAGGCTGCCTCGTTAAAAAGGTGGAATTGCAAATGAGTACAGAACGCGAATTAGCAGAACACGGCGTTGAAATTAAACATATTCAGGCAGATGTAGATACTATTATGGAAGATATGGAAGACTTAAAAAAACGACTTGATGGTATCGAAAAAACACTAGAGGAAATCAAAGGTGGCTGGAAAGTGTTTATTGCGATTGCTACATTTTTTTCAGGTGTAGTAAGCTGGATGGTAACCCATTGGCTAGGTAAATAAATGAAAACTTTCCTAGAAAAAATATTTAAATCTAAAAAACAAAAGCAAAAGGAGTTATTAGATGAAATCATTAATACACAAGTTAAAGAACAAGCTACAGAAGTTGCTATCAAAGCTATCAGTAAAAAAATAGATCATATTGATTGCGAATGTAAAGAGTGTATAAATAGGATAAAACAAAATGCCAAGTAAATCAAAAGCACAAAGAAATTTAATGGCAGCCGCAGCTCATAATCCTGCGTTTGCTAAGAAAGTGGGTGTTCCTATGTCAGTGGCAAAGGAATTTAATCAAGCAGATAAAGGTAAAAAATTTAAAGGAGGCGGTATGATGGACAAGAAAGATATTAAACAAGATAAGGCTATGGCTAAAAAAGCTGTAGGCATGCACGAGAAACAACTACACGGCGGTAAGAAGTCAAATTTAGCTGCTCTTAAAAAAGGCGGTAAAGTTAAAAAAATGGCTGGTGGTGGTTGTGCTAAGATGGCTAAAGGCGGCGGCATTGAGAAAAAAGGTAAAACAAAAGGAAAGATCATTTAATCATGACACCCATAAGAAGACCACTCCCAAAAGATAAACAAAGTCCACTTCAAAGAGCTAAAATGGCAGAGCGTATCAATAACCGCATGAATAGTGGGATAACGCGCCAATCTAGAGTTGTACCTAGACAAACTGTTACAGAACCAGGACCAAAACCTGCTGGATACGGAGACGTACCTCAAATTAGACCTGTAAGTGGTCCTCCATCAAATGCGGCTAATCCAGGAAATAAAATTTCAAACCTTGTACAACCTATGAAAAAAGGCGGTAAAGTAAAATGTATGGCTAAAGGCGGTTCAGCTTCTAAACGTGCAGATGGATGTGCAACTAAAGGTAAAACAAAAGGCAGGATAATTTAATTATGGCATTTAAGGGGTTAGATAGAATGAAAAACGCGATGGACAAAGTTCAGGATCTACAAGAAAAAGATCCTAATGAAATGGCAGCTGAAAAACTTAATAAGGAAATAGAAGAAGTTCAGGCTAAACAAAAGAAAGAATTTGACGCGCCTAGAAAAAATATCCCCCTTAATGATGACAGCGGTCCTTTGCCTGAAAAGAAACCAGCTAAAAAATATGCTAAAGGTGGTTCAGTATCTTCTGCATCTAAACGTGCAGACGGCTGTGCTATGAAGGGTAAAACTAAAGGTAGACTGATTTAAGGGGAATATTATGGGTGGCGTAGTTAGTAGTGTTGGTGATGCAGTTGGCGACGTAATAGGCGGAGTTGGTGGTGTAGTTAGCGGCGTTGCTAATCAGATTCCAGTCATCGGACCTTATGTAGGCCCTGTTGTAGGAGGTATAACTGGTGGCCCAGTAGGTTTTGCTACGTCATTAGCAGGTAATGCACTCCAAGGTAATTACGGAGGCGGTGGCGGAGGTGGTGGAGGTGGTAGTTCTACCCCTATGTATGCCCAACCAAATATAAGCTACGGCAATAATACATACTCATATGGTGGTAATAAAGTTAATGCTAGTCCATATTTTATTACAGGCGACAAAGGCGTTTACAATTTACTTCCAGCGTTAGGTCAAATTAATGCAGGAACAAATCAAATGCAATATTCTCCGTCCAGTTTTGGAAGAAACCCATCTAAAGGCGTTGAGAGGTTTAATAAAATAGGTGCGGCTAATGCTTACACACCTTACGAAGCATACCAAGATATTCAAGCTCAAATGGCAAACGACCCCACTGCGTTAGCAGCGTTTAATAAAGCTTATAGCCCAACTACCTTTAATGCACCAGGTTTTCAATTATTTGGTAAGACCTTACCAGTTGGCGCGCCTAATCCAACTAGTCCACTAGGTCAGTTTTATGCCAATAGCCCAAATCCTTATGGAAATCAATTTGTTAATTTTGGTTTAAATTCAGCTATAAAAAATCAACCAGATCTAACATATAGTGAACTATCTAAATATGCGGTTGAAAATAAAAACCCGTTCTTCTTACCTTTTGAAACGACACAAGGTGCTACACCATTAGGCTTTACTCCGTCTGCTAGTGCATTAGCTCCTATAGATACAGCAAATTATTTAAGTGGATTTAATACTGCTAATACTGCACAACAACAATTTGTAAGAGATCAACAACAAGCAGCACGAGCTACACAAGAAGCTCAACGACAAGCTCAAATAAATCAAAGAAACGCGCAAAGAGATCAAAGAGACGCACAAAGAGATCAAAGAGACGCACAAAGAGATCAAAGAAACACACGAATAGATCAAGATTTTGGTCAATCACAAGTACAACAGCCACAACCTGCTAATCCACAACAACGTGGACTAGGTGGATTACAATTAGATAAATTTAAAAGAAGACTAGGTTAAGGAAAATATTATGGGTGGCGCAGTTAACAGCGACAATATACCTAATTTTCAAAATATGTCTCCAGCAAGACAACAAGAAAGATTAGATGAACAGGCTAGATTACGATCAAATATGATGAACTATATAA